GCTCGAGTCCTTCTGGCAGGACCAGTGCCTCCCGCGGATGCCGTACGCGGTGGAGATGCCATAGCCGGGAACAGGGTGCATCAGGTCACCCACCTGTACAGCAGGAACACGAGGAACCAGAACGGCCAGGAGATCAGGGCGCCGATCAGAACGCCCCGCATGGGACGGTAGTCAGCCTGGACATCGTTCATCTCAGATCCCTGGATTCCGTATCAGGAACGACTTCAGCTTCGATGATCGGCTCGACGGCCTCCTCGAAGTCATCAGTCAGCGTCGGCTCCCAGCCCTCCTCACGGTCGATCTCATCCTCCGACAAGTTCAACTCCGCTTGGACTTCCTCGACCGGATTCATAGCTTCGGGCTCCGGACTTGGAATCGGCACGTACTCCGGTGGCAGCTCCTGGAATCCGGTGGTCTGCTCGGTCTTCACAGCCCGGTCCTCTCCCCACACGGAAGTGACCGCACCGGCCAGTCCACCCAGGCCCATGCCGGCGAGGGTGGCCAGCTCGGTGGACTGCTCGCCCGTGGTCTGGGTGACGATGAAGCCGATGATGGACAACATCGTCAACAGGGACAGGGCGATCACCAGCGCCACGCTGGGGCGCAGGGATCCGGCCTTCAACAGACCACTGACCAGCAGCCATGCGACAGCGCCGATGATGGCAGCGATCACCGCGATCGTGAGGAACACGGTCACTGCGGTGAAGTTGGTGGGGAGATCTTCAACCATGTCACACCTTCTTGATGATGTAGACCAGCGCGTAGTACGGCGGCCGGTTCTCGTGTGCGGTGGCCGTGGCGTCTGCCGCAGCCCCACTCGACCCTGTGAAGTTGGGCAGGTCCACGCTGTGCGTGTGGCCGCTCTCTGTCCCGGTGCTGCCCGACATGTAGCCGGTGTAGGTGGTGTGGTTGTGCGCCCCGGCTTCCCCGGGTGCGATTGGCGGATCGGGGTGGCCAGGGCCCTGACCGATCGGGGAGTAGTCCGTGCCAGCAGGGTTCTGGTCCTGGGACGATCCGTACCAGTTGTTCCCGTACCCACCGTGGTTGTGGTTCCCCACGCTCGAGGACGTGGCAGCTGGATGATCGTGCGACATGACATGCGAATGGGCTGTTCCAGCCCCGCTGGTCACCGGCCCGTGATCGTGGTCGATGGTGTGGGAGTGGGACTTCACGGGCGTCTGCGCCTGTGTCAGAACCACGGACTCCACACCGCCCTTGGCTCCGACGGCATACGCCCCGCCAGCGCCGACCACCCACATGCCGCGCAGGTCGGGGGTGTTCGCGCTGCCGATAACGGCGGCCAGTGCACTGGACCCATGTGCTGAGCCATCGCACAGGTGCCAGCCTGCCGGAGCCACAGATCCCCCGAAGGGTGCGATCAGCCCGATCGGGACGACGGCATCGGCGTACTCCTTGGTGGCGATGCCCTTGGCTGCGGTGGGGCTGCCGACAACCGTGAGCAGCCCGGTGTTGCGATCCGCGTCAAGCACCGTATGCCGCAGCGCGCCCGTGTCACCGTACGCGAGCAGCTTGAACCGGGAGCCGCTGTTGTTGCCGCCCTCCGCTGTGGCATCTCCGAGGTCGAGCCGCCAGCGGTCGACGCCCGCCGCGTTCTTCGACTGGACGCGAGCAGGCCCGTTGCCCTGCAGGGTGAGGATGGCCTCCTCCGAGCTGGGCTTGTCGATCGTGATCGCCTCGGCGGTCAAGGGGCCGCCGATGTTCGCGTCCGCCTGGTGCACGGTGCCGGCGTCCAGCGCCTTGAGGCTGGCCTTCACCCAGTTGCTGTGCTCGAAGTGACCGAGCGCGCCCTCGACGGGATCCGGCGGTTCCGGGGTGGGGAGCAGTGAAGGCATCTGGAACTCCTACTGGTTCTCTGACGTGGAGATCCGGAACATCGGCTGGACAGCGGCGAGGATCTGCGCGTCGGAGATGACAGCCGGGTCCAGTCCGGGGCGCTCCACGTTCCCGGCGAGCGCAGAGGCGTAGGCGTCGGCGAACCCGGGGGTTGCTGCCAACGTCCACGCGTGGCGATCAGCCCACGTCAGCGGATGCTCCCCGGTGAGGCCCTGCTCCGCAGCGCACGCGGCGTTGCGGGTGCGGAAGTCCTGATCCGCTGCGAGGTTCGCAAGGTCGATGTATGCCATGAGAGTGCTCCTATCGGGTTACGCGGGGGCAGCGGAGACGAGGGTGCCGGGGAGGGAGGTGGGGATCATGTCGAGCGGGATGAACGCGCATTCCACCACTAGGCCCTCGGTGCTCACGCCCCCGACCGGGCAGATGATCGCCTTCGTAGACGGGTCGATGATGAACGTGGTCGGATTGACTGCCGTCGTCCAGTGGGACTTAGGGAAGAACAGCCCGACGGTCACAGACCCTGTGTGGAACCCGTCTGGCAGCGGGGCGGTCAGAACCACATCGCCTCCCGATGGGACGGCCACGGTTACGGCCCGCACCGTGACCGAACTCCCGCAGCGGCGGATCGACAACTCTCCGGTAGCCCCGTTGAGCAGGGGCAGCGACCGCCACCCGCTGTCATACTCCACCACGGACCAGCCCGCGCCCCCGGCCTTGTTCGGGTTCCACACCTCCACCAGACGGTCGTCAGTGTTGGGGCGGGTGATGCGGGTGCCGGTCGCCCCGGTGGTCCCCGCGACCCGCTCCGCAGCCCACAACGTGGTCGCGATTCTGGTGTTCGCGTCCCCCGCAGCGGGGGTGGGGGCGGTCGGGTTGCCGGTAAAGGCGGGGGAGGCGAGGTTCGCCTTTGCCGCCAGTGCGGCGGTCAGCCCGGTCACCTGCGACTCAACCACCGTCACAGGGTCGGAACCGGCGGCGGCGTGGGACGCGGCGTGCGCGGTGGGGGTGCGGGCGTTGGACAGACGGGCGTCGCCGGTGAGGACAAGGGCGGCAGTGTCGGCAATGCCGTGAATCGCTGTGGTGTCATTCGCGTGACCAGTCAGTGGTTCGAGCGAATCGACACGATCCTCGAGGCTCATGGTCTTGGCATTCAGGTTCTTCACGAACTGCTTGATCCACCGGGACCAGGCGAAGTGGCCGGGCTTGCCAGCCACCGGATCGGGCGGCTCGTTCCCGGCGGTACCTCCCGGGTACGGGAAGACTGGGGCGTTGCTGGCTGCCATGTCACGTCCTCACTTCGGGTGTCGGCTTGAGCTCGGGCGGAGTCCATGCGTTGCGCCACACGTCCTCCCAGAAGATGGCTACACCCTCGTCCCAGAGGTCGGTCCACGGGTCGGGCCAGATGAAGGTTGTGCCGAGCCAGATGCCCTTGATCTCGGTGCTGTCGTTCACGACTCGGGTCACACCACGGAGATCCATGTCACTCCCTTCGAGTCGTGTTCAGACGGTAGCAGTTTCACACCCATGCCGACCCGTTCCAGACCTTGAGATTGGGCACGGCATCGGCCGTCAGCTTCATCAGCAGATTGCCGTTCTGGTCGATCAGCTGGGCCCTGTAGCCGGGAACCGGGTGCATCCGTCAGTCCTCCTATGGGAATGCGTAGAACCGTGGCCCCTGCGGCTAGTCGCCGATCCGGTGGAGACGGGCCCAGCTTGATCCTGCCGTCCACAGAGTGCCGCCGAGAGATGAGGCGCCGAATCTGACGAGGCGGGCGGCGGGGAATCGGTACAGGGTTGTGACGGTTCCGCCGGGGTAGCCGGAATCCGATCCGGTTTGGTTGTGGGCGAGGCGTCCGATGCTCGTGGACTGGTCGAATATGTGCATGTGCCACGCCTGTCCGGCTGCAAGCATCTCTTGCATGTTGAGGTGGAAGGTGACCATGTACAGGCCTGCGACGGGGACGGCTATGTATTTCGTGCTCTGGATCGTCCACCCTCCCTCATTCTCGACAATGGTCGGCGTGAGGTAGCCAGTCTGGCCTGCCAGGACGGCGTCGGCTGTGAACGTGACTCGGCACGATGGCGCCGGAGTCTTCGGAACGAACAGCAGGCTGTCCGACCCCAGCACCGCGAGGTTGCCAGCGTCAGCACTGACAGCAGTGGGGCCGGGCTGCCCATCGGGACCCTGCGGACCTTCGGGACCCTGCGGACCCTCGGGGCCCTGCGGACCCTCGGGGCCCTGCGGACCCTCGGGGCCCTGCGGACCCTCGCGGCCCTGCGGACCCTCGGGGCCCATCGGGCCGTCCGGGCCCGGCACGGTGGAGTCGGCTCCAGGGTCGCCCTGCGGCCCGGTGGCACCGGGGTCGCCCTTCGGACCTTCCGGTCCCTGCGGGCCGGGCGCACCGTCCACACCATCCGAACCTGCTGGGCCGGTCGGGCCCTGCACGCCCGCATTGCCGGCGAACACCCAACCGTTGGATCCCCAGTTCCAGATCTCGTCCGGGTCAGGCCCGGTGATCAGGTACGAATCACCGATCGCATTGCCGGTCGGCGGGAGCTGCGAGACGTTGTCCAGCACACCCTTGAGGTTGCTGGCCGGACCAGCGATGCCCTGGTCACCGGTGTCGCCCTTGTCTCCCTTGTCACCCTTCAGGCCCTGGGGTCCCTGCGGCCCGGGGGCACCCGTGGCACCCGTGTCGCCCTTGTCACCCTTCTCGCCCTGCGGACCCGTGAGTCCGATCGGACCCTGCGGGCCGGTGTCTCCGGTGTCACCCTTCTCACCAGGAAGCCCTTGCGGCCCGGGTGGGCCGGACACGTTCACGGCGAACTCGATGTCCGGGATCGGCGTCACGTCGACGGTCAGGACGGAGGGCGCCTCGATCGTGATGGCGATGTCGGGGCGCTCGCTGACCTCGATCGTGACATCGGTCATGCCGGCCTCGTCACGTCCGAGTGCAGCCGGAGGATCCCGCATCCCAGCGTGGTGACCGGATCTGCCCCGTCAGCCATCGCCAGCTGCACGTCCCAGAAACCCTCGTAGTCACCGCGACGGGTCAGCTCACGGCTGTCCGCCGACAGCAGCACGATGTCCGCACCCTCGGCGTTGAGGATCACCTGGAACGTGGCATCGACCTTGTTCGAGCTCTTGTTCGCCCGCACCTGCGCGGTGAACACCCGGCCACCGATCACCTCGGGTGTTGCCTTGATGTGGATCGTCAGCGTGTCCCCGGCGTAGTGGTCGATGTCCACGACCTGCGGCAGCGTGTTCAGGATCGTCATACGACCGCCTCGTCCGTGATGAGGTAGAGCACCTCGCGCTTCTGCGCGATGGCATCGAACTGCGCCTGGGTTCCCTTCCAGAACGGGTAGCCCGCGTTGTCCAGCCACGCCTGCATGGACGCGGCGTACGCGGCGGCCAGGTTCTTCTGCTCCAGGGCTTTCTGCGCAGACGCCGCGGCGGCATCCACCTGCGCCTGCATGTCGGCCTCGAACCGCTGGATCAGCGCGGACACCACGAGGAACAGCCCGTCCACGCGCTCCACCTCGATGGTGATGGAGTCGTGCTCGAGTGCTCCGGTGACGGTGATGTCGCTGAGCAGGTTGAGGTCGGTGTAGACGTTCGAGTCGTCGGTGTCGGTGTTCGGCCCGACCTCGAGGTAGCCCTTGATGATCGGCGTCGAGTAGCCGCTCGGCGGAACCAGCGTCACGTCGTAGGCGTAGCTGCCCGGCTCGATCGCCAGGTCTCGCGCCTGGAACTTGAACAGCGTCAGGCCGGCCAGCGGCTCGTCGATCTCGGCGACCAGCGAGATCACCTCGGTGTTGCCCCGCTGCGGGGGCTCCGTGGCGACGAACCGGAGCACGCATCCGGTGAGGTCGACGGGGCTGCCGTCGTTCATCTTGAAGTACATGCCCAGCGCGTAGGACTTGCTGGCCTCGACGGAGATCACGATCTCCTGGCGAGGAGTGTTGCCGAGTGCCACGTCGTCTCCCTCCCATGAGGGGCAGGTGCCGTTTCCGACACCTGCCCCTCAGCGGCTGTTACTGACCGGGCGGAGGACCGGCCTCCTCGGGCGGGGGCGGAGCTTCCCCGCCACCGCCACCCTCGCCGCCACCGGCTGCGCCCTGCAGCGCCTCGATGGCGACACCTGCCAGCTCCTGGATCTGCTTCAGGAGCTCGATGAGCTGCTCCATCTGGAACCTCCTCAGGTGGTGGTGACCGGGCCGGTGGCGACGTCTCCGGCATCCATGATGCCGAGGCCGGCGTCACCCGCGGTGCTGGCGTTGTACGGCGAGTGGAACCACTCGGGCCGCGACTTCTTGGTGTTCGCCCCGGACAGCGGGTAGGTCTCCGGCGAGACGCCCAGCTGGGCGCGAGCCGCGGCGACCTGTGCAGCGACGAAGGCGAACGAGTCGTCGACGACCTGCAGGTTGGTCACGGAACCGGGCAGGAACAGCGGCACGACGCCCTCCGAGAGCTGGTCGATGACCCAGCAGTCGTAGGAGAAGTCCTGCACGTACTCGGTCCCCTTGAACCGGGTACCACCGTCCTGCTGGCGACGGTCGCTGAAGTGCTCGTAGGTCTGGATCGCGTTCTTGTACGCGGCCAGGGCGACGACCTGGCGCAGGGTGCGCGAGGCGGTTGCGGTGCTGGCGACCGGATCGACGACGAGGTTGGCGTCGGTGAAGACCTTGGGGAGGAACTCCGGGTGGATCTTCACGAGCTTCCACCCCCCCTTCAGGGTGCCGAGGTAGCCGCTGGCCTGCGCGCCCGAGATGTCGCCGTCGCGGTACAGCTTGAAGGCGGACTCGGTACCGGCGCCCTTGTCGATGAGCGCGTTGATGAACACGAGCTCGAGGGCACTGGTGATGAGCAGGAACCGCTCGTTGTTGCCGAAGTTGCTGTCGAACCAGTTGTCGCTGAACAGCAGGGTCAGCGCGTCGAGGGTCGACAGCGGATCGGTGTCGTCGAGGTACATGCCCTTGATCGTGGCGAACGAGGGCTGGATCTGGTTGTCGAAGTCCTCACCGGGCTCCGCCACCCACCGGTAGTCCGCCGCGTTGCCGGTGCAGGCGATGCGGTGAGCATCCGTGGTGGCCGGGGGCGGGGTGTCCGTGGCCTTCCGCGGGACCAGCTTGCCGGTCATGTGACCGGACACGGCGGCGAGCAGGCAGTACTTGTCGTGATCGCGCACGACCGTGGTCTGCATCTTGCGACCGGTGTACTCCTGCACGATGTTCTTGATCGGCGAGAAGCGCAGCTGCTCGTCGAACACCGTGAAGCCGAACGAGCGGTGCCGGCTCATCGAGTAGGTGCGCCACTCGATCGGCGGCACGCCGTTCTTCCACTCGGCGGTGTACTCGGAGCCCGAGTAGTGGTCCGCGCCGATCCGGCTGATGTCGGCGTCGACGATGTAGTCGTCCACGCGGATGTCCGGCACCCGGATGCTGCGGGCGTTCGGATTGGGCTTGATCTCCGAGCCGGTGAACATGCCGGCGACGGGGCTGGTGATCCGAAGGTATGTGGCCAGAGCGACCTGGTAGTCGGTCAGGCTGTCCTTCTGGACTGGTGCGACCATGTCGCAGTCCTCCTGTCAGTTGAATGCCTGAACGTCAGGCGCTGGCGGGCAATACGGTAGGACCAAGGCCAGGTCGTGTCGATTGTGCCTCTTGAGAAACAGGCCTTGTTTCGCCAGGTGTTTGCGTTTGACCACCTAGCTTCTCGAGAATCAACTGCTGCGATTCCCGAAGCATTGCGATCTGCTCCTGCATCTGGCGCAGGGCATTGTCATTCATCTCCATGATGGCGGACATTCCGCCCTCCACCGTGTGCACTTCCTCCTCCATCGCGGCAATGCGACGGTCGCGCTCGTCCACTGCCTCGATGTCACCGTTGAACACCAGCCCGAGATCCTTCGCCGAGGTGGAGCCGGACAGCTCGATCTGCTTGCTGATGATGTACTGCATCGCCTTCGCGGCCTGTGCCAGCATCTGCTGGTCCTGTGCGGCAGCCAGTGCCGGCATGGCCTGCGAGAGCGGGACGAACAGCTGGTTCAGGATGCGCAGCTGCTTCTCGTCCTCCATCTCCACCAGTGAACCGGGGACCACCCGGACCCAGTACTCGACCGCCAGGTCCTCGAAGTCCAGCTCGATGGTGCCGTCGTCCTGCAACACCCCCGTCGGCAGCCCGGCCCGCAGCAGCTTCACGCGGGCCTCCGCTGTCGGCTTCACCTTCTTGACGGCCTTCAACTCCTGGAAGTAGATCGTCAGGGCGTACGAGCAGTAGTGGCTGAAGAACGCCTCGATCGCCTTCTGGTAGTTGTTCGTGGTGATGTCCACCATCGCCTGCTGGGCCTCGACGCCCTGCGGGGTGGCGCTCATCCCGTTGCCGGCCTGCGTCGCCATCTGCTGGTCCGCGGACCCGACGAGGTTCACCATGCTGCCGAGGTTCTGCTGGCTGATTGCGCCGTACTGCAGCAGCGTCTGCGTGTTCACCTCGAACGGCTCGATGCGCGCGTTCGGGTTGCTGATCTGCGTGTACTTGCCTGGGCTCAGATTCGGGACGGCATTCATCGTGCCGTAGCCGAGGATGCTCGGGTTGATGTTGCGGTACCAGAGCTTCATCGCGCCGTTGAGCATCAGGTCCTGGAAGTCCTGCCGGCCCATCACCAGCTCGACCTGGCTCTTGCCGAGCGGCTGCTGGCTGTCCTTCTCCAGCACGAGGAAGTGCACGGGGTGCAGCTTCATCGGGTGCTTGTTCTTCTCGATGCGCAGCAGGTGCTTGGTGCTGGCCGAGAACGTGAGGAACGGATCCCCGCTGCTGGTGTAGCAGGTGATGATCTCGTAGCCCTCGGGGATCATCCCTGCCTTCTTGTCCTGGAAGCTGGCGGATTCGTGGGCCATCCCGTACGGCGCAGCCTTCATCATGGTCCGCAGTGCGGCGGGATCCCAGCCGACCGCGTTGTCCCGGATCAGCGCGTGCACCTCGCCCTTGGTGAGGTAGCGGCGGACGAACACGATGTCGGCCTGCCGGATGTCCCGGGCACCCGGCTCCGGGAACACGTCCCGGTAGTGGATGGCGTCGTACTTGACGTACCAGCCACCCGCGGCATCCTGCAGCAGAGCGGGGATCACCGTGTCGAAGCCGAGGGTCAGCGCGGTCTTCGTCGAGGCGAACAGGTTCTGCTGCATGTCGTTGCTGTACTCGTCAGAGCCGATGATCTTCGTGGTCAGGATGTGACGGGAGAAGATCCCCTGCAACGAGTCGTCGTCGTACTTGCTCAGCACCTCCACGTTGGGGCAGTTCTGCACCAGGTTCCGGGCGATGCGCCGGACCAGCCCGGCAGTCTCTCCAGAACTGACATTGGGCAGATCGGGCTTGGGGCTGATGACGTGCCCGTCGGCCAAGCGCTCCAGCTTGTCGTAGCCCTGCAGCCTCTTGTCCATCTCGGACTTGAACCGCTGGTACTTGCTCCACAGCATCTGTGCGTGTGGCGCAATGTTCCGGACATCGAGACATCCGTCCCGGGGATCCACCTTGTAGTCGGTGTACCAGTCCTCGAAGGCTGTGACAGCCGGAGCACCCATCTCTACTGCCATTGCTTCAGCCTTCCTCGCTCTGACGTGATGCGCTCAGTATTGACCCGAGCCCGCCGGACGTAGGGGGTGTTGATGTTGATGAACGGAATGTCATCCGGACGCGGGGTGTTCCTCGCCTCGGGCAGCGGAAGCATGCGCTGGAAGTTCGGACCATAGCTGCTGCCACCATAGCCACCACCGCTGTAGCTGCGCCGAGGCCACCGCGCGAACTTCTTCGACGTGGCATCCCCGTCCCCGAAGTCCTTGTTCTTGATCTCGTCGAGGATGTCGTCATTGGGCTTGATGTCCTCCGGCTCCTGGGGCAACTGGAGAAGGCCTGCCATCCCGGTGTTGATGTTCCGGGTCAAGTCGATCACGTTGCCCCGGGAGTCCAATGCGAGACCGGGTCCAGGATCGACAAGCTGGTTCGGGTATGGCACCACTGTGCCCAGGAGGTTGGCCTTCTCGAACGGAGTGGCCCAGGGCTTCCCGTCCGGCCCCAGCACGTAGGTGACGTTCTGCTGCAGGTACTCGGCCTCTCCCTTGCGCGGGATCTTCGAGGAGTACAGCAGCTCGCGCAGGCCGACCCAGCCCTCACGCTCGTCGCCCCACCAGAACCTGTCGGCCCGGTACTTGGCCGAGTCCTGACTGAGACCCAGCGCCATGCCCTCCTCGACGAGCTCGGTCAACCACTCCCGAGCGATGGCATCCCGCGTCTCAGGAGAGGCCCAGAAGCCTGCGGTGATCGGGTCCCCGAAGTCCACCAATCCTGCATGCAGGCTCTTGAACATACCCATCTCGTGATCGGTGTTCACGATCGCTTCGGCTTCTGCATCGAAGATGCTCGGCGTGTAGGCCAGGGCCTGCTCAGCCGCGAAGATCGCGTCCGCCTCGTCGTTCAGGGCCTCGTTGTCCCAGAACCGGCCGGCGGCAGTCTCGCGGTCCCGAAGCTGCTGCAGGATCTCCCGGTGTGTGCGCACCGGCTGGCCGCCCTGCGCCTGGAAAGCGGACAGCACTGCGGCCTCGACCTCGGACTTGCTGGCCTCATCGACCGCCGCAATCCGCTGCTTGGGCACCATGTTGCGGCGCAGGAAGGAACTGCTGGTGCCGCCCGTGAGCAGCGAGGCGAGCAGCGCGAACGTGCCGTTGCTCTCCGCGTAGGCATGCAGCTGGGCTGACTTGACCTCCCGTGTCAGGTACGCCTTGCGCTGCTCCGGGTCCTGACCGTTGTCCCCCTCGGTCACGATGTCGACGAGCGCGTTCGTCTCCTGCGGCAGATCACTGCCCTGCAGCCGGTCGAGCTGGCCGGTGTTCTCCTCCGCCGTCATCGGCATCAGCCATGGATTGCGGTCCACCGGGTCCATCGCCTGGCGCAACGAGTTGACGAACTGGTTCTCCAGCAGCGCCTTCTCGTAGATCCCAACGATGTTGATGATGAACTGATTGACCTGCTGGTCCTTCTGGGGATCCAGACTGGCATCCTGTGCGGCTGCAGCCAGCAGCATCGCCGTACCGTCCGCCTCCCGCCACAGGTTGAGAGCCGAGTTCGGGATGACGCCTATCGCATCCTGGAAACCTGCTCGGATCTCCCCGACGTCGCCTGTCTGGAAGAACCGCATCGTGCCCAGGACGGGAGAGAGGAACTGCCGCAGGATCCAGTGCGGCACGACCACCGAACGGTCAATGTCCTCTCGGTGGAACCAGGTGTTGAGCAACGGGATGTTGTCCAAGAACACCGCATCCTTGAACCGGAAGTCGTTCTGCGCTTCCCGTGGATCCCGGATGAACGGGATGTTCAGGTATGTGGCCAGCTTGCGGCGGCGTGCCTCCTCCTCATCCTCCCCGCCAAGCCCCTGGCCGGCGGCCATCAGGGCGGCTGCCATCAACCCGGTCTGGGTGACAGCGCTGCGCACGAAGATGCGGGAGATGTCGATGCCCTGCAGCACGTCCGAGTAGTCCATCCTCGGAGCGGACTCCCTGTCGTACTCAGTCATCCGGGACAGCGCGCCCATCCGCTTGACGAGCTCAGGAGCCTTCCTGCCATCCATCATCAGGGCCGCGACCTGATCCAGTGCATCCAGCCCGGTCAAGGTTGCCAGCGTGTTGATGTTGAACCGGGTGAACATGAACGGGATCTTCAGCAGGTGCCCCGCCCCGTTGACGAAGCCGGACCCGCTCTGGGTCATTCGGTCGATCGGCGACATGACTGCTCGCCCGGCGACTGTGGGCCGAGTGGCACGGACCTGTGTCACCGCGTTCACCCCTGCCCGGTGAGCGGTGAAGCCCTCCCCTGCGTTCCGCTTCAGCCACAGCGGATCCCGTTCCAGCAGCTCGGTGAACTGCGCCACCGTCATCGAACTGTCCGTCATCGCCAGATGGTTCAGCGCTGCCTCGACGTACCGACGTGCCACCGAGTTGGCCCGCATCCCCCACCGGGGATCTGAAATGGACCGAGCCACCTTCGTGGCCATGCCCTCCAGAGCCCGCCCAGCACGCGACTTCGCGTCCATCGGGTTGGCGTAGACCATCTCGTGGAAGATCTCGCCGAGGAGCGTGTTGCTCTCGCCCAGCTGGTCCACCAGCATGTCGATGGCAGCCAGCTCCTCGGGGGTGTAGCGCGGTGCGATCCCCATCTTCTGCCCGACCCTGCTGACCTGCGCAGCGCCCACCCCGGTGTACGTGCCGTACAGCAGGTTGGCCGACCTCTCGAGCATGTTGCGGAACGGCACCTCGATCATCGCCGAGACGTACAGCGCAGGGTTGGCCAGCCGCATCGAGATCGACAGGTTCACCATGCCTGCCAACAGCTCGCTGGTCTTGCGGCTGGACTCCTGGAGAGCCAGCCCGTCCTTCGCGTACTGCCGGACAGTGCGCTCCTTCTGCTTGGTGATGTCGTTCTTGAGCCTGTACTCCTGCTGGCGCTGGCGCCGTCGGTAACGGGGAGAAGTCTCTGCCGACTTGGCATCCCGCTCGGTGAACTCCGGCTTGTGCCCGGCCAGTGCCTCGTAGGACACCAGCATGGAGTCGAGGATGATCGGGTCGGCGTACAGCGCATCCCGCCCGGGATCAACCGACAGGAAGGTCCGGTTGGTCTCCGTGTCGATCAGGCGCGCGGCCTTCTTCTCGTCGAGCGACAGGGCCGTCACGAGGTAGTCAGGAGTGGATCCCTGGTACGTGTGGTAGAACCCGTCGAGGGCATTGGAGAAGATGCCGTCGAAGGACTCCGCGGAGTTCCGCATCTGCCCCATCACGACGTTCACCCACTCGGCCCAGTCACGCGCCTTGCGCGTCTCGACCCTGCCGTCCACGTAACGCACCTCGCCGGCAGGCGCCCAGCGCTCGGACGCGGGGCGGTTGCGCTGGGCCTCGTAGACCTTGCGCCAGAACGCGACATGCTCGAGCGGGACGTCCGCTGTGTGCAGCGGGTGCATGCCCTTCTTCAGGTTCTCCAACATCGTCTTCGCAGCCTGGATGTACTCCTCGGCACTGATCTTCGCTGCCTCCACCTCGTCGGCCTTCTGAGCCGCTGGAGCCCCGTACCACTGCCGCACGAGGAAGTCGATCTCATCCCGATTGGCAGCAACACTGGGGACCGTCAACCCGAGGTACTTCAGGACCGCATCTGCTGCGGCATCCGCCTTGACCTTGTCCTTCCATGCCGGGTCGTCCTCCGGCTTGTCGATGACCTTGGTGTAGTACCGAACGGTGTGTCCAACCTCATTGCGGTGCATCTCCGCAAGCGGCAGCTGCCGCTCCCAGGGCGAGTAGGACGGATCGGAATCCATGACCCGGCGCAGCATGTCCCACACCACTGCACCATCCCCGGACTCGAACCGGAGGATCTCGTTCTCGCCGAAGATCTCGTCGACCCTGTTCGGCAGGGTATCGATGAGATTGCCCTGCTCGTCGATCTTCTTGCCCTTGGAGACGAGATACCCACCATCGGTGGCGTTCTGCACGTTCACGACGTGCGGAGACATCGCCATATCCGAGGTCAGCGCCGCCATCGACAGGGTGTCCCCGTTGACGTCGTTGACGATCGGCAGCTGGACCTGCAGCTGGCCGACCACCTCACGGTCGGTCCACTTCCCCTTCACCTGCTCCTCGACCAGGGCGTGGAAGTTCATCTGCTCGTCAAACCAGTAGATCGGCCGGCCGTCGGGGCGCTTCGGCATCTTGGCGTTGACCCGTCCGATCAGGTTCTTACGCACCTCGGGGTACGTCGGGTCGGACAGTGCATCGGACAGCATGGTTGGCAGCCGCCGGACCAGCAGGCCCGAGTTGTGATCGGCCACAGTGATCAGGCCCGGCGTGCCGAGCACGTGCTCGAGCTTCACTCCGGGAGCCGCGAGGGTGGCCAGCAGCACGGTGCCGATCCGGTTGTTCACGTCCGGCTGCTGCGCACTGGGCAGCAGGACCGCGTTCTTCCACTCCCCGGAGAAGAACGCCGCGCCCATGGCATTGACCCTGTTCTCGAACGCGCCCTGCGCGAAGTCACGATCAAGGGTTGCCACGATCTCCTCGGCTGTCATGCCGTGGTCGTGCGCGGCCCACTGCTCGAGGAAGCTCTGCAGCGAGTCCCACTTGGTGCTGTACTCCTCGGGCTTCATCGTCTTCGGATCGACCTGGTAGAA